CCATAGGCGTTCAACACACCAACACCCGCGCCCGCCGCCGTCTTCACATCGGTCACGCCAGCGGCGGCAGCCTTACTGGATTGTTCAAGAACCCTGGTGGTCTCTTGGATTTTCACCCCAGAAGAGAGAACATCATAGGCGGCGCTCGCGAACTCCTTGGCGCTCTGCGGGAACTTGCCAGAGAGGTTTTCAATATCTTTCGTGAACCCGGCGAACTCCTCCCGCGTCACGTCGACAATCGTTGAAATGTTCGCCATCTCCCTTGAGAACTCAAGGTAGGAACCAATGGCCCTGCCCGCCGCGTAGCCCGCGCCCGCCATGGCCAGGAACTGTGTCTTGATGCTGGAAAGAGAGGTCTCGACGCCGTTATACTCCCCCCGGAGCTCCTTGACTTTTTCCCGATAGTTCCAGGTAGCCTTCTGCATCTCCATAAAGGAGAGGCTCCCGGAGGTTTTTAGAAGCGTATGCGCTTCGGTGAGCTTGGCGATTTCGGATTTCACGTCCGACAGGGGCCGGACATCCAGGGTTCCCATGGCTGTCTTGATCTTTAAGGCCATGCCAGAGGCGTCGCCAGAGGCCTTGCCCATGGATTGGGAAAGCTCACGGCACTTGCCCGAAAGCGTGTCATAGGCTTCAGCGTTCCCGGCGGTTTTGGAAAGAACGGTAAGCTCCTCCTTCATCTCGCCGATGCTTTTTCCCAGGTCCTCAACCTCGGCAGCACCTTCCGTCTTCGCCTTGACCTTTATTTCTACGGTGTTTGACATGCGTCCCCGCTTGATTTATCCTGTCTGAAAAAGGAGGGCTTTTATGGAAAACCCGCTTGCCCAATTTTATCTTTTCGTCATCGTGCTCTTTGGGACCGCAGGCCTCCTGACATTCTTCCCAGCCGCCGCAGCCCCGTTTTTCAGTATCATGTGGCAAGCCATCCTTGGCATAACCCTCTGCGCCATGGTGGTTTTGCTCCTTCTCTTTATCGTGAGGCCTTGACCTCCTCCATGACCGCCCGTAAAAAGGACCAGGGGTAGGCCAATACCTGGGCGTGGCCCATGCGGACCAGGGCCACGAGCAGCCGGTCTAACTCTTTGCGAGCGGATGCGGCGGTACGATGGCCCTTATCCGCTCGGCCAGCCCTAAAAAATCGGGGTTCACCTCGCCCACGGCCTCGATGAGCTTCCGCATGTCGCTTGTGGTGAAGCTCATGAGGGAGATCTCCTCTTCCGAGTCCATGGGAATCTCCGTCGATCGTGAAACCACCACCGCCGGAATGCCTTCGTCCCCGAACAACAGATCCACCACATGGGGCGGCGTTTTCGATAGCTCATCCAACACATCCCGAACCTCGCCCACGGTCAGCTCTTTCGCCGTGATATCCCCCATCTCTGTCTTTATGATCTTTGCTTTCGCCATTTATCGTTCTCCTTTGTTTTTATCTTCCCCTGCCGGGGGCCAACCTTTTAAAAAGGTTGCCAAATGAGTTTTGAAAAGAGGGTTGAAACGTGAGGGAATGATGATCGTTCCTGAACACACACCCACTGACCTTTCACCCCCAATCTATTTGTCGAACTTTTTAAAAGTTCGGCCCCCGGCAGGGCCACCGGAGGCGTTCGTCAACCCTCATCAATCAAGAAAATCCGCCCTGAAGGCCTCGGTCGCGCCGGATGGCAGCTCGACCACGCCGGAGAGGGAGAGTTCCATGAAATCGTCTTTCAAAAAGTCAACCGCCGAGTCAGTGGATATGCGCGTCCGGGGAACCTTCAGGATGAAGTTCCTGCCATCCTCAAGGTTCTGGCCGTCCAGCACCAGGGCCGCGCGGATGGAGTATTTTTTCCCGCCGAGGACCGTTGAGCCGGTGGTGGCAAGGTAGCTGTAGCTGACCTTGAGGCTCTGCGCGTCCGTGATGGCTCCGGTTGAAAGCGTGGTCAAAAGCCCCAGGCGATAGTTCACCGTGTAATCGGTATCTAAAACGTAAGTGGTGGTTTCCGCCTCGTTGGTGACGGTGAACCCGGTGGCGGACAGGTTGATCTTCCCCAGCTCCACCCCTTTACCGAGCTTCGCGGTCACGGCCTGGTCGGTCGCGGTTCCTGAACTCTGATTCAGCGAGGCGGTGGTTCCCGCCATGGCCATGGCGAACAGGTCCGCGTCCACTTTTTTGAAGTTGAACTTGATGGTCGTGGGCTTGGGCCGGACGATTGACGCTATCACCTGCCCGTCCGTATCCCGCCCCCTGCCGATCAGGTCTTTCCTCTCGGCGTCCGTCTTGATCTCAAGGGTGGTGCACTCCCCCTTAAGCTCCAGGCCCGTGCTCACACCGGCATCGGTCAAGATGTCCAGGTACACGTCGCCTTTTCCCGCAAATACAAAATTTCCAGCCATGGGTTGTTTCCTTTTTTTTGAGTGTTCATGCCTCCGGAGCCCCTGCCGGGAGCCAAACTTTTAAAAAGTTTGACAAATAGATTGAGTGTTGAAGAGAAATCGGTGTCATTCCGGATCGTCCCCAGGAGGGGTCCGTCCGGAATGACGGAGGGCTTCCCCCTCTCTCTTTCTCCAAACCCATTTGGCAACCTTTTTAAAAGGTTGGCCTCCGGCAGGAGCGCCGGAGGCGTTTTGGTGTTACGCGAAGATGGTCAACATCGATTTACACATCCGCGCTGTTTCCGTAAGCGTCATGTAAATCTGCTCCATCGCGTCCGGGTCATCCGCGCAGAGCGTTGCAAGTGCAAGCATGCTCGCGGTGATGGCCGCAATATCGGCCGCTGTTTCGTTCCAGAACGTCACTGCCTGGGACCATGTCAAAGTTTCCATGATGTCACCTCCTACCGGTTAAAAGCGCCAAATTGCGCCATTCTGTTGGTCATCCGCGCTTGCGCCTCAGCCGTCTTCTGAATCTGCGCCTGCATTGCCTGTTCCTTCTTCAACGCCGCAAGGTTCTGGGCGCTGGTTTTACTCGCGGTGGTGCTTGCTTTCAGCTTGTCCGCCGCAGCCTGATTAAATACCGCCATCTTTTTTCCTTTCGTTGGTTGTTGTTAATGATCCAAAAAGCGCCCGGCGCGGGATCATTTGACGCACCGGGTCGCGTAAACCGCCATAAAAACGCACACCCCCTGGGCCGGTTGGTAAAGAACCGGGTATTCCCGCTGGAGGGTTAAGGGTAAAAATCCGGGGACGATCCGCTGCCGGTGGAGAAGGGCCTTGGCCTGCTCCAGGATCGAATAGACGCCTGGGCTCCCTCCATCTCCACGGGCCGCCTGAACGCCACCCCGGATGTTCTTGGCCCCCACGATCAGGACCACCGAACTCTCGATGGTCTCGGTCTTGTTGGCAGTGGAAGAGGATAGCCCTCCCGCCGCCACATAGAGGCAAGGGAACCGCCACGCCAGGTTCATGAGATTTTCCGCGCCGGACCGGCTTTCATCCAGCTCACCGGCGTAGGGACCAAGGGTCTTGACTCCCATGGCCTTTAACGGGGAAAGGGCCGTCAACGTGCTGTCTTCAATCAATTCAAATTCATGCATGGTCCCTCCCCGCCATCAGATGGTTCATGATAATCTCCTCTATCTCAGTCACCCCCGCCTCCTCGACGCTCCGGGGAAGATAGGGCCTGGGGACCAGGGTCCGTTTCGCCGCGTGGCTTCGGACAGAGATCCTCTTTTCTTCTTTGAGCCTCCTGCCAAATGCCTGGGTGATCCGCCGTTCATGGGCCGGAACGACCACGTTCCCGATAAACCCCATCTGGTGGGCCGCCGCGTAAATCACATTGGTCCCCACGGTCACCGAGTCACCGGTCACTTGCGCCGTGATGCTGTTCTTGAGCCTGGCCGTGAGGGTCATGGTCTGGCCTTCCTCTTCACGGGCGCGGGCGCTCTCCTTCCAGGGAACCCCGTCCGGCCCTGTTTCACTCCTGAAGTTCATCTTGGCCTGGGAAACGATATGCTCGCCGATATCCAGGAGCGCGGCCTGGAGGTTCTCCATGTTTTCCGAAAGGGCGGAAATCATGCTGGAAAGCCGATCAATCCCCGTCATATCAAGTTCAACCGATACGCCCGCCATTAGAACACCTTCCTTTTCCCAAACATCGAATCAATGGGAACAATGGCGGGCGTGGGCTTTGCCGCCGATGCCGTTGGCGCGTCCATGAAGATCTCACCGGTCCTGATCTGGGAAAGGGTCCCTATCGCCTGCTTGTAACTTTCCGACCACTTCTCATCCATGGGCCGGTCCCGCCTCATCATGAGATAATAAACCGCGATCCGGGAGGAGAGTGTGGCCAACGTCACGGGAACCGGAGAGACCGGAACCACATACCGGCCCGACACCGCCATATCAATCTCCTTGTCCGCGTTCGCGATCGCCGAAGCAATCACCGAAGAAACCGCTGGTTCCAAAAGAGAAGCCGCCGTTCCCGAATCATCCGCGAGCCTTAAAAGCGTCTCGTCGCTCAAGAGCGCCCGAAGATCCTCTGTCGTGCAATAGGCCATATGGCCTCCTTTGTTTCCCTGCCGGGGGCCGAACTTTTAAAAAGTTCGACAAATAGATTGGGTGTTGAAGCTCAGTGGGGAGTCTTTAGCCACGATCATCATACCCTCACGTTTCAACCCCCTTGATTTCTCAAAACCCATTTGGCAACCTTTTTAAAAGGTTGGCCCCCGGCAGGGCCTGCCCCGGAGTTGATCCGGGGCCGCCGGAGGCATCCATTCACTCTTCACCATTCACCCTTCACACTATCAAGAGGCCCCGGTCGATCCATAGGCGAGCTGCCAGAAACCATATCCAAAGGCGGCCCGCGCCTCGGTCCCGAACTTATACTCGCCCCGCATGAAGAGGTCGTCCGAGTCCAGGTTGACCTGGGAGACGAACTCCGGGGGCTTCCGGTCCTGATAGACAAAGGGCTTGACCGGTTTGGTGGTGTCCAGGAGACACCACTCGGTATCGGTTACAAGGCGGCTGTCGACCACCACCTTGGCCGTTCCCTTGTAGGGGTTGGGCTCTTCGCCGATCCGGTCGCTGATGGTTAAAATATTGGCCGTGTCTTCCAGGGCGGGGCCTACCAGAAGAATGTTCGGCGTGATGTTCAAGGGCTGCCCTTCGTCGTTCTTGAACTTCTTCATGGCGGTTCTGGCCGCGCCGTAGGAGGTGCGGGCGTTCGTCACCGTGTCGCACTTGAGGGCCATGGTTCCCTTGTTGCTTACGTTCACGGGCTTTCCCGTAGCCGGGTTGATGACCGGGTGATCGGTCGCGAAGAAATTCTTGCCGTCGTAGCAGGCATTGGAAAACCCGCCCGACACGATCTCAAGCACGCCCTCGTCCGGGAACTGCTTGGAAGAGAATCCGGCCATTTCGGACATGGGGCCATAGATCCCCAGCTGATCGTCCTCGATATGTTTCCGAAGAACCGCCACCGTCGCCTCGAAATCATCGTTCTCAAGGGTGTAGGCGTGGGCCTTGAGGGACTTCAGGGCCTTGTCTCCCACCCATTTCTTGAGCCGGGGGAACCCGTCCATCCAGGCGTACACGTTCGACGCGCCCATGGAAGGAACCCGCATGGCGATCTGGGGCCACACCACCGGGGCCGCGTCAAAGGCCTTGGCGTAGGTGGTCTTCAGATTCTTGAAAATTTCCTGAATTACTGCTTTGTTTACCAACATTGTCGTTTCTCCTTTTTGAATGGGCGGTCACATGGGGCCGCCCCAACAATCAATTACAGAACCCACACGCCCGTAGCATCCACGCCGATGACCTTCCCGGCCTTGGAACGGGTGGAGGTTCCGCTGGTCTTGGCCACCGTCTCGTCGTCCACGATGTAGCAATCGGCCATGATATCCGCCTGGGTGATCTCGTCCGTGCTGGTGCTGTTGCTCCACTTGAACGCCCGGCCCCTGCGGACAAGAACGCTCTTCGCGCCATCCGCTCCGCCGGTGTTGTCGACGGTCTCCGTGAACATGCCAACATAGGTGAGCGTGGTGGCGACGCTTCCAGGGGCCGCGTAGCCGCCCGAGGTAACCGCGATCCCTCCCGCGTAGCACTTCACATTGGCCTTCACCGGGATGCTCACCAATACCCCCTCTTTTTGCTCGGTCGCCCGATCCGCTGTTAACGCCATCCTTCACCTCCATACTTTTTGAGATCGTCTATTGAATTGCCAAAGAAGCGCCCCAGGGAAACCGCTTCCGCGTTCAGAGCCGCCTCTCCTTCGGGCGACTTGCCGCCAAGGCCGCTATCCTTCGTCACGACCGGGGCCGCCTTCACAAACTCCCGGAACGAGGAGAGCCCCTCTTCCGAGTTGCACATGCGTTTATAGAACTCCTGGGTCGCGGGCGTGATCTTCCCCGCCGCGACCGCCGCCCCGATCTCTTGATCCGCCTGGGCCTCAAGCTGCCGTTTCTTTTCAGCGGCAAGCGCGTTCTCCGCGTTCATGGCCCTTTGGGAAAGCGCATCATACTCCGCCCTGGGAACGAACTTCACCAGGTCCGGCGTCTGCTCCCGGTTCAAGGCCGCCTGAAGATCAGAAAAAAGCGCCGTGATCTTCGAGAGCGTTTCCGCCTCGGTGGCGGTTTCGGGAAGCCCCGCCGCCTGTTTCGCTTGGGTTAAAAAATCCATGGTTTCTCCTTCTGTTGATAAGGCCCTCACATAGAGATTGGGCCGGTTGGTCAACCCCACGGACAAGATCCGCAGGACGTTGTTGCTGGTTTTTTCAAGCAGGAACACCGGCGAATAGTAGCGGTATTCCCTGTTCATGATCAGATCGACCGCCGCCTTGTTCCAGAAAACATTCGCCCAGACAGCGCCGTTTCGAACCTCCAGGGCCTCGATCCATCCCACCGCTGGGGCGGGCTCTCCCTGGGGCGCTTTCAGTTCGGTCGAATGTTCGATGTCCACGGGCAGATTCGCGCCACCTTCCCTGAACCGGGTGACGATCATCTCAGGCGAGGGGTTCTTGAACCGCCTGCCGTCCCTTCCCCGGATCTCACCCGAAGGAACCACCTCAATCCATTCGGAGGGTCCCCCCGCTTCCTGGTTCACCGACATCTTAAAACACGCCGATATCGCTTTTTTCATTTTTCCCTCCTCCGTCTGTTTTCAAAAACGCGCGAGACCCTTTTTAAACCCTTTTTAAAAACGTCGATCGCCATCGGCCCTATAGTTCCCTATTCGTTTCAGATCCGAACGCCTCCTCGTGGCTGTTTGGAAGCCGGTCAATCGAAGGGCGCGGAACCGGAATCGGAACGTCGATCCCTGGGATGGGCGCGCGCTTCTTTTTCTCGGGAAGCCAGAGCGACACCCCCGCTTTCCAGAAATCCACCCATGCGTTCATGAAGATGTTGATTTTGGATCGTTCTTGCGTATTTTTCATTTTGTCTCCTTTACGTTTCAGATTTGAACGCAGCGTCGTGGCTGTTTGGAAGCCGGTCCAAAATCCGGTTGCCTTGTCCGGTAAAATGGGGTACATTTTTTTTAAACAAGGCGGCGTTCCATGAACCCTGGGCGGGCAGGGGTCGCAAGCAATGGAGCCGCTGACCATAACCTCCCGCCGGGTTATGGTTGTTTCATCTCCTTCCGAAAAAGAAGTTGTCCCATCCTGTTGTTATCTATGTATTTAAAAATCGTTTCCTCCGGCTTGCCTATTTTGGGCATAAACACGGTCGATGCCGACCATCCCCTGGCCGTATGACTAAAAACACAGAAGCCAGCCACTTTCTGATCGGTCTCAAATAACTTGATCAATTTGACCGTCAGATACTTACCCCCCGACATCTCCGCAGGCGTGAGCCACACCTCAAGCGGATCAAGGATGGTTTGAGCCAGGGGGACCATGTAGCGCTCCCGGCCGCCTTTCATGACCTTCCAACCCATGTCCCGCTTGTCCAGGAACAGATACTTGTTCACCGGGAGAACGATCTCCGAGCCTGGTATTTGAACGGTTGTCTCGCCCTCGATGTCGTTCACGCCGAATTCAGACAGGAACCGCTTGACGTAGGCCTCTGGCGGAAGGCCTTCGGGCATCAGATCCTGGGGTGTAATGGCAGGCAGCGCCCGCCCCTTGATCACGTCGATGATCGGGAGATCCGCCTTCTTCAGCATGGGAAGAGGAACCGGCGCAGCCGAAAGCTCCGGGTTCGTTATCCCGCCCCAATAGGCCTTTCCTGGATGGTACGAAAACCCAGGGTCCGGCATGAGGGAGAAGGGGGGCGTGGTGATCCCGGTCTTGGGGTTCGTGATGTCGATCAGCCCATAGGTGGGGTCTGTCGTTTCGACGGTAAGCCCACGGGCCTTGATCTGTGATTCTGAAAGGGTCGTGATTCCGCATCTGCACCTGAACCCGTTCGGCGGATACCAGATATTCCAGACAGGATGGCCCGCAGGAAAGATTTTCCCGTTCATCGCCCTATGAGCGGGCCTTGTCCTTCTGTCATTTACAGCGTCGTACATCCAATAGGGCCGGGTCTTGACAGACTTCATCATCTGCTTGTACCGCCCCACGTTGTACGCGGTCTGGATATTCGTTCTAAAGATATTGTCCACGCGCCAGGAGGCGATTCCGGTCCAGCCTCGTTTCTCAAAGATCGCGGCGCACTCTTTTTTAAAATCATCAAGGGCGGTCCCTTTTTCCATGGCCTTTAACAGCGATGTAAAGACCGTTTCAAGCTCCTGGCCCTTGGCGATGCCGGACACCGCGAAGGCTTTCAGCCTTGCCTCGTCCGAAAGCTTCTTGAAA